TCGGTTTATCCGCGTCAGTTAGAGCAGGCGCTAACCGAGGCTAAGGAATTTGTACACAAAGAAGTTGAATTTAAAACTAAGTTGTTAAACGTGTGGACGGATACGGCCATGACTTGGATTAATGACAGTACTTGGATGGAATGCGCCGAGTCTCAACAGCTAGACGGGATTTGTTACGGCGGGTTGGATTTGGCGAGCACTGGAGACTTTTGCGCCTTTACTTTGTACTGGCCCGAATACTCAGCGATTAGGACTTGGTACTTTTTGCCAAGCGAGGCAGCGTACAAACGAAAGGACGCAGCAGGGGCAAGTATTAGGCAATGGATTGCAGACGGTGTAATTACTGCAACGGATGGGAACGTAACGGATTATAATTTTATTAAGGCCCAGATATTAGATTTGGCTTTGGAGTTTGAAATTAAAGATATTGCTTACGACCGCTTCAACGCTTCGCAGCTTGTAATTGATTTACAAAACGAGGGCTTGCAAATGTTTCCCTTTGGTCAGGGGTTTATTTCAATGAGTAGCCCGACCAAGGAACTGGAGCGGCTAGTAAAAGACGGCAGGCTTAAACACGATGGCAACCCAGTTACGCGTTGGATGATGGGTAACGTATTACTTGCTAATGATCCTGCGGGCAATATTAAGATTAACAAAGCAAAGAGCGGCGATAAGGTCGACGGGCCTGTATCTATTGTAATGGCATTGGGCACGGCTATGCAAGACGCTGCCAAAGAAAAAGAAACGGACTTTTGGTTTATAAGCTTATGAGATTTGTAGACGACTTCATGAATAAGTATTATTTTAACCTTCCTAAGTATCGCACTTATGAGGATGCCTATAACGCAACGGAAGCCGAGTATCTGGAAAGGTACGGCGTGCCGCGTTATAAAAACTACGACGTATTTCGCTCGGCTCTTTGTAGGTGGCTAGCCCAGGGGCGGAATAAATAAGATTTGTTAACACGGCAAAATTTAAGCAGTTGTAATTTGCACCGATGAATTTAAGATTTTGGGAACGGAAAACAGAAAAAAGGTCGATGCTATCGCAACCTGCCGACTGGTTTGTTAATACCTTAAACAATGTATTTGGCTATCAAACCAAAAGCGGCCAAGCCGTAAATAATACAACGGCGCTAAGCATTGCATCCGTGCACGCTTGCGTTAGAGTTATTGCGGATGGAATCGCGGGGCTAGGGCTAAAGTTGTATAAAGATGACGGGCAGAACAGGGACCAAATTATAATCCACTACGCCACAGCTTTAACTAACGAGCCGAATCCCTATCAAACTAAATACGATTTCACCAAGTATATGACTAGCCACTTGGCTTTAACTGGTAACGCTTACGCTTTTATTAATCGCGATGTGCGAAACATCGGCATTGAGTTGCACCCAATCGCGCCGCAGTATGTAACGCCAGTAATGCAGGACGGCCTTTTATTTTACAAGGTTACACTCGCAGGATACCCGGGCATGATCCCTGCAACGGAAATGCTACACTTCAAAGGAATGTGTGGCGATAATCCTTTGGTAGGTTTGAGCCCTGTAGTATTGCATGCGGAAACTTTAGGTATTGACTTGGCAGCCATCAGCCAGAGCGCGGGCGTTTATAAAAATGGAGTATTGAAATTTTTGTTAACGTCAGACGCCCAGATAAAAATAGACCAAGCGGGCCCTTTGAAAAAATCCCTCGACGATGTTATAGACGGGGCAAGCCGTAGCGCTGTGCTTCCTAACGGCATCAAGATGGAAAAATTAAGCCTTAGCCCTGAAGAGGCACAGTACTTAGAGACCCGTAAATTCAGCAGCGAGGAAATTGCACGAATCTTTGGAGTGCCTGCTTCTATGATAGGCGCAACGGCAGGAATCAAGTCAAGCGTCGAGCAGGAGTACCAAGATTTTTACGCTCGCACTTTAATGAGTTATGCGATTAACATCGAGCAGGAATTAGCGCGTAAATTGTTAACAGAAAACGACAAGCTCACGTATTACTTTAAATTTAATTTTAACTCACTATTGAGGGCCTCCGCTAACGAGCGAGCAGACTATTATAATAAAGGCATCCGCGGCGGCTGGCTTTCTAGAAACGAGGCGCGGGTTTATGAGGATGTTAACGCGTTTGATGGTGGCGACGAGTATTTAATCGAAGCCAACTTAATGCCTAGCAGTCAAATCAACGAGTATATGGATGCCAAGATTGCAAACCTTATGGCCACTGCAGATAAAAACAATAACCCCGAGGGCGTAAATAATCAAACAATAAATTAAAATGAAACAAGAAAGGCGCACATTTACGGGCACCGTCCACACCAGAGCAGACGGCGAAGGCATGCCAAAAGAAATTGGTGGCATCGCTGCCGTTATTAATTCAGTTACTGACCTTGGATATTTTGAAGAGGTGATAATGCCCGGGGCGTTTGACAACGCTTTGAGTAAGGATTACGATATCCGTTGTTTGTTTAACCACGAAGCCGATTTAATTTTGGGCCGCACAAAGGCAGATACTTGCAGAGTGTTTGTAAATGGCGACGGTAATTTAGAATATACTTGGGTTCCAGATTACGAGAATCCTACGCACATGAGCGTTGTGCGTTCTATTATGCGCGGCGACATTACGCAAAGCTCATTTGCATTTACAATCAAAGCACAGAACTGGAGCGAATCCGAAAAGTACGGCAGTATGGGCAAGCGTTCTATTTCAATGATTGAGGATCTATACGACGTAAGCCCTGTAACTTATCCAGCGTATGAGGATACAGAAGCAGACGCTCGCAGCATTGCAGCCATAAGAGACCAAGAGTTAGAAATTGAAGCCGCAAAACAAAGCCAAGTAAGCGCGGATATTTTAAAACTTGCTTTAGCCAGATACACAAACTATTAAAAAAAACAAAAATCATGAATAAAATTAAAGCCCTAAAAGAAGAGCGTGGACGTTTGCTAGGCGAATTGTCTACCCTACAATCTACCATCGAGCGTGAAGCACGTTCTATGGCTGACACTGAAACTAACCGTTTGTCTGAAATCGAGGCCCGTTTGGGCGCGATCAAAGCAGAAGTTGAAACCCTTGAGAAATTGCAGAACCTTGCAGCTCAAGCCGCAGGCCACAGCGCAAGCCGTAGCGAAGAGAAAGAAAAGTCAAACATGGCTAAAGATTACAGCTTTAAGCGCGCGATGGAAATGGCTATCACTGGCCGTCGTGAAGGCGTTGAGGGTGAATTTTCTGCAATGGGTGGATCTGAATTTCAGCGCTCAGGTGTTAGCGTTTCTGCACACTCAATCAAAATTCCTTCTGAAGTATTTACTCGTGACATGACTGCAACAGGCGGAACTTCTGGTTCTGAAGGTGGCGTTAACGTTCAAACTTCTGTAGGTTCAATCATTGACGTTTTGTTGCCTCGCACAGTATTGGCAGGTTTAGGCGTTCAGCGTTTGAGCGGCCTTGTTGGAAACTTGGATTTACCAACAGCATCAACTTTGCCTTCTGCAGGTTGGAATACTGAGAACGGCACAGCTACTGAAAAAAGCCCCGCGTTTTCAAAAATCACATTTAGCCCTAAGCGTTTGGCTGCTTACATCCAAGTTTCTAATCAGTTGATGTTGCAATCTAGCAACTCAATCGACGGGTACGTTAGAAATTGGTTGCTTAATGCTATGGCCCAATCTTTGGAAACTGCTGCTATTAAAGGTGGTGGATCTAACGAGCCTGTAGGAATTATCGGTAACGCAAACGTTAACGTAACTTTCGCAGGTGGCGCAACTTCTAACTCTACCAACGCTAACGGAATCGCTCCAGTTTGGGCCGATGTTGTTAACTTGATGAAAGCAGTAGAAAACGCTAACGGAAACGGAGTTGCTTATTTGACTAACCCATTGGTGAAAGCTAAATTGCAAACTACTGCCCGCCAATCTTCAGGTGTTGAAGGTAACTTCATTTGGCCTTCTGGTGGTACTGATTTGAACGGTTACAATGTTCAAACAACTACCTTGGTTCCTAGCAACTTGAGCAAAGGTTCTAGCTCTACTTTGTCTGCAATGATCTTCGGAGACTTCAGCAAAATGGCTATCGCTAACTGGGGTGGAATGGAGTTGACAGTTGACCCGTATAGCGGAGCTACTGCCGGCTTGACTAACGTTGTGCTTAACGCTTATTTGGATTGCAACTTGTTGAACCCTGCAGCCTTCGCGGTTTGTAAGGACATCGTTGCCTAATAACTAGCCCGCTCGGGGGCGTAAAAGTCCGAGTGCTGCGGGGGGTCTTGACTGCACCCCCCACGGGCCAAATGTTAGTAAAATTTTTGATCAATCCAACAGGCCAATTTAACCTGAGTTATAACTTGGGCGAAGTGGTAGACATTGAAACTAAGCAAGCCGAGTTATTACTTGAGGCGGGGGCTGTTGAAGTTGTAGCTGCACCAAAGACCAAAAAGAAACCGACAAATCCAGAGACCGAATTAGACGCCGAATAATGTTCAAAAGTAGAAGATACACAGCCTTTGCAAATGTCGCCACAGACTACTTAAGTTTGGCCGACGCTAAACAGCATTTGCGCGTTACTGCCTCAGATGATGACAGTTATATTTCGGGTTTAATTAGTATGGCCGTTGACGCCTGCAGCAATTATTTGGGATACTCTATAAAGAAGGGAACGGCTAAATATGGCTTTGATAGCTTTACGGGCTCGCCTGCGCTAATCAATCCCGTTAACGGGCTCAATATACCTTCTGGCAATTATCTGCGCGTAAATAGCCGCGTGTTGGCTGTTAACTCTGTGAGCTATGTAAACAGCAGCCAAGCGGTAACGGCATTTTCTGGTAGCGATTGGATAGTAGCACCTGACCCAATGGGCAACTACTCACGAAATATTTTTATCAATACAGCGCCCGACTCAATAACCGACGATACAATTAAGTACATTATCGAAGTATCTGAAGGATTTAATCCAGTAGGTACGTCTAGCGTCGACCCAGATACTATTTTTCCGATGGCAATTAAACACGCCGCTTTGTTATTAGTGGGTCAATACTATGATAACAGAAATGCTATTGTAGTGGGAACCATCCAAAGCAAAATATCTTTAGGCTTCGAGTATCTTTTAGACCCTTACAAAATCCAAATTATACTGTAATGCAAGCGGGATCTATGGACGTACTAGTTAGTTTGCAGAGTTATGCGGAAACTATCGACGCCAATACAGGAGAGAAATTACAAACGTGGACCGAATATGCAACGGCTTGGGCTCAGCGCGTAGAACAGGAAAGCGGAAGCGAGCAAGTGAATGCGGACCGCAGAGAGCATAAGCAAATTGTTTATTATACAATCCGCTATAATTCAGCGGTAAGCGTGAAGCATAGAATAGTTGACGCGGGCCTAAATCATAACATTGTTAACATTGCGAACCTAGCACGCAATTTATATTTGAAGCTACAAACTGAATTAACAGAGTGACAAAGAACGTTGAAAATATTGCCGAGGTTATAGACGCCTTAAAAGCGATGGGGGTCGAAATTGATAACCCCGAATTTCAGCGTATGCTTAAAGCTCAGGCATTACCAATAATTAGTAGTGCAAAGAACTTAGCGCCAAAGGAAGGCGGAGACTTGGCGGCATCCATCGGCTTTATTACTGGCAAGGATAAAGACAATAAAACGAAAGTGCTTATCGGATTGCGCAAGGAATATCAAAATAATTATCTAGGTCCGATGTTTGAATTTGGTGTGCCAACAAATCGTATACAGTCAACCACGGGCAGAGACACAGGAATATTAGAAGCGCGCCCATTTATGCGCCCGGCATTAGACCAGAACGCGGGCAGAGTAACCGACGGAATTATAAACGGCGTGGATAAAATCCTAGCCAAATTAGCAAAGAAAAATAACTTAATATATAAATAATCATGCCAACCACAGGACCCGTAAACGGAACGCTCATAAGCATCTATAAAGATGTTGCGGGCTCATTAAAGAAAATCGCTAACGCGACTTCTAATTCTATCGACATTTCTAAAGACATGATCGACGTAACAAGTAAAGACAGCGCAGGCGCGAAGGAATTTATCGCGGGTGAGTATGGCTACACTTTAAACGTTGAAGCAATCTTTGAAGATGATTCAAGCGTAGGGGCAACCCAACAATCTTTTAAAGACTTGGCTACAGATTTGTTAGCAGGTACTTTGTTGACTATTGTAATGAGCTCAAACGTAACAGGCGACGAAAAATATAGCGGTACCGCTTTCTTTACATCATTAAGCCTTAGCGCACCAAACAACGACAAAGCAACTTGGACAGGTACCTTGCAGGGCTCTGGCGCTTTGACTATTGGTACAGTTGCCTAATAGTATTATATTTGTGCCATGAGCACTACAATTAAACTAGGGGGTGTTGATCACCCCCTTTTATTTAACATGAATAGCCTGCGCAACATTATGGAAGTTGCCGGCATGGAAACTTTTAACGATTTAAGTCTACAACAGGACTTAGGCAAGTCTATGGATTTCGCTTTAAATTGTGCGTTTTATGCAATTTTAGAAGCTGCAGAGAATGAGGGCAAGCCGACGCCATTTGCATCTGTGCAAAAGTTAGGAGCTGCAATTAAAAAGTTTCAGGAACTTACGCCCGCGATCGAAGGATTCACGGCTGCAATTACAGAATTTTTTGCACCTGTTGAAGAGTCAACGGGGGAGTAACTGCCAAGGGCGACAGCGCCCCGCTAACTTGGCGCAAGATTGAGCGCATTGCTTATGGCGAAATGATGCTAAGCGAGCAGGCTTTTTTAAAGTCAACGCCTCGCTTTTGGCGTTTGAAATTGGAAGGTATGCGCGAAG